TTGAGGCTGGAATTGGTTCAACCGCGAATCACTTTGCGAATGTATATTCAGACCATAAAGATTATAAGAAAATGTCTTTCTTAGATTTGGTAATGGATTATAATATTCCAAAGATTGATTATTTAAAAATTGATTGTGAAGGTGGTGAATACGGTATCTTTACTGAAATGAACTTTCCTTACTTAAGAAACAATGTTGGACACATAGCGGTAGAGTTTCATATGAACGCATACTCAGGTTGTGTTAAACAATGGCAAAAATTTAGAGACGGTTTATTACAGCAGTTCGATACTGATAAAGTAAGATTCCTTGAACATGAAGATAGAGAAAAAGCTTACGACGATAAGTTCTTAGCAAAAGGTGACTTTGATAAATGGAGTTCCTTTATGTTGTTTATTACCAATTCTTAACATATAGCATAAAGGTTGATGGCAGGTGATCCATAAAATCATCATACCAAATCTTTTCTGCTAATGATTGGTCTTTAAACAATAAACGAGGTTTCAGCGGAGTTAGTATTTCTTCTCTCCACTTACGGAAGATCTTTTCTGTATTATATCTTTTATCTAAATAAACTCTTATCGCAATAAATCTTGTTCGGTCCATACAGAAAGGAAGAATCTCTTTACATAAAATATTGAACTCTGAGCCCCAAGCATCTATCTTTAAATAATCAATAAATTCTAAATCATTCCAATAAGTAATTTCTGCAAGAGACATTAATCGACATTCCTCTTCTTCAATCATCGTATCTGATTTGTAAATACTTTGACGGTCAATGTCTTTTCCAATACATGCATTGATTGCTTTGAACTTTACTTGCTCAGGTGGTGTATCAAGCATGTGGTCAGAACAGTTTTTAATCGCAGCTTTAAGTAATCTTTTATTTGGTTCAATGATTAAGACTTTACTTGCTCCTGCATCTAAAGCTTTCTTTGAGAATAATCCAATACCTGCTCCGATGTCGACAACAGTACCGCCCGGTTGAATCTCTGTCCACCAATCGTAGTCTTTACCGAAATACATTTCGTTATATGCGAAAGCAATTTGTTGCATTGATAGGTCTGCTGTATCAAGACCTAAAGGTGAGTTGTTCTGTAGATTGTTTTCCATGATTTAGTCCAAATGAATAAATAGTAATAACCAATTAATAAAACTATTTATTAGGAAACACAATGGCTGAGATTATTAACAACTATCTTTCTCCTACAAATTTCACAATCAGTATTGAAAGATTACCTCATGTTGAATTCTTTACACAAAAGGCAAGCGTACCAAGTTTGTCTGCTACGGCAATTACAATGGGTGCACCTACAAATCCTTTTTACGAAGTTCAACAGCAAATGTCTTACGGTGATTTAGACTTGACTTTCATTGTTGATGAAAATATGAACAATTATCAAGAAGTCTTATTATGGATGGAAGGAATCTCTGGTGTTGAATCTACAAACCAAACAAAAAGTTTACTTGCTGGGAGTGGATTTAAATCCGATATTATTTTAACAATTACAAATTCCCACAAGAACCCTCACGTACAGTTTACATTTCAAGATTGTTTTCCAACATCATTAGGTGCAATATCTCTTGATGTGAATGTTACTGATGTTGCTTATGCAACTTGTAATGTGACAATGAGATACAATCTTTTTAAGATGGTTCAATTATAATCAGCTATTGACATCTTAACGGTTTTAGTTTATAATGGTACCGTTAATAAAAGTTTGAGATAGATTATGGACACAAATGATATAGCAGCCTTATGGGCACAAGACTCGCCAATTGACGAGACGAACCTTGTCGGCGAAAGTAAAAGAATCCCACAACTACACAGCAAGTATTATAATCTTTATTATAAGGAAGTCTTGCGTGTAAAGAAACTAAAAGCTGAATATAAAGAACTTGAAATGGAGAAACGTAATTATTACGATGGCTCTATGGATGAGTTGACTCTAAGAGAAAAAGGTTGGAAACCATTTCAGTTAAAAGTATTAAGAAATGATTTAGACAAATACATTCAAGCCGATAAAGATATTATTCAAGCAAGTCTTAGAATTGATTTCCATACTGCGAACGCGAACTATCTCGAAGATATAATTAAAACAATACATAGTAGAAACTTCGTAATAAAGAATATGATTGACATACTGAAGTTTCAGTCTGGAGATTATTGATGTATAAGAAAATGATGGATTGGTGGTACGGGGAACCAAAACCTGAACCTAAAGTAATTGATATGATGGCAGATGATGTTGACCCAAACGAGGTCACCATTGAAAATGCTTATAAGACAAGATGGATTTGGTATCATACGATTTTAGCAATCGGTATCTTTTTCACCAATATATTATTAACAGCAATCTTAGTGATCTTGGCAATTAAATTATGAAAATGGTAAAACTATCAGATGGCCGAAAGGTATCTGAATATGAAGCAAAGCTTACTATCTTTAATGCATATATGAAAATGCATGAGATGCTAGGTGTCCCTGTCAAACAAAAAGCAATGGCTTTTCGCGGAATTGTAGATATGGTTCCTGGTTGGAAAGTTGTTGGTATTACTGCAGCTGCATTAGAAATATTTAAAAAATTAGATTATAAGAGACCTCCTGGTCGTGGACCTGACGGTGTTAATCGAGCCCATAAATATAGTCGACTACATGTAGGTATTAAAATCTTTGAAGAACCTATTACAAACTTTGAAGAGTTTTGGGAATATTGGGAAGAACACGACCAAACAGTATTAGCAACAGTCAATGAAAATTATTCAAAGGGACAAGAAGTAAGTGCACACGATGTTCCTGATGGTTTATTTGCTCCGTATGGATTTGCATATAAAGTTGAAGAAGCTGAGGTTGAATTCCTTAAAAGTTTATGAGTGAACGAATAGAAATAGAATATATTAATTCAGTGTATATGCGTATCAAAGCTGATGCGGGTATGAAATCTGAATTGTCTGAATTCTTTGCCTTCAAGCCTGAAGGTTATCAATTCAGTCCAAAGTATAAAGCAAGAGTATGGGATGGAACAATTCGTTTATTTCAACCTATGCGTCCTGTTCTATACGTTGGTCTATTTCAACACTTGAAAAAATTCTGTGAAGATCGCGATTATATTTTAGAAGCACCTCCTGAGATTGGTGAAACAGAAATTATAGAAAAAGGTTATGTTGAAGAACTTGCTGAATCTATTAACTGTAAATATAAGCCACGAGACTATCAAGTAGAATATATTGAAAACGCTTTAAAGAATCGTAGGTCTTTATCATTGTCTCCGACTTCATCAGGTAAGTCGTTAATCATTTATTTAATTCAGCAGCATTATTATCAAACATTTGGTTTAAGAACATTGATTATTGTTCCGACCATTTCTTTAGTACATCAAATGTCAGGTGACTTTGTAGATTATGGTTGTGAAGATGACATATATACAATTCAAGGTGGAGTTGATAAAAATACGAAAGCACCTATTGTGATTTCTACATGGCAGTCATTAATTAAACAACCTAAGGATTGGTTCCGTCAATTTGGAGTTGTGATGGGAGATGAAGCTCATACATTCCAAGCAAAGTCATTAACAAAAATTATGCATAACCTTGAGGACTGTCGTTATCGTCATGGATTTACAGGTACACTCAAATCTTCAGAAAGTAAAACTCATCGTCTTGTATTAGAAGGTTGCTTTGGCGATGTTAAGAAAGTTGTATCCACAAAGAAACTAATGGACGAAGGTACCGTTTCTAATTTTGAAGTTAAAGCTATTGTTCTAAATCATAGTAACGAAGCAAAACAAAACTTCAAGAAAGCAATGGCGACCGTAAAGGAATCGGTTCGTAAGTGGCCTGCCGAAAGGGAATATATTGTAAATCACGAAAAGAGAAACAATTTTATTCGTAATCTTGTATGGTCTCTTGAAGGTCAGAACAATTTAATATTATTTGATTTAGTGGAAAAACATGGAAAGGTTCTTGCTCCTTTATTAGAAAAGGAAGGACGTGAGTTGCATTTTATATACGGAAACACAAAAGGAGAAGAACGTGAAAGAATTCGACACTTGGTTGAGAATGACCCTGATAAGAAACATAACATTCTTGCCAGTTATGGAGTATTCAGTACCGGTGTTAATATTCGTAGGCTCGACAACGTAATCTTTGCTTCG